CAGATCGAACTGTTTGGAACAATGACGGCTATGAATCAGATGATGCAGATTGCACAGTACAAGCCGGAGATTCTGGATAACGTAAATGCAGATAAGACTGCCCGGTTTATTCAAGAAGTTAATATGGTTCCGATTGACCTGCAACTTTCCGAAGATGAAGTCGATGAGATTCGCGGTGCTAGAGCAGAAGCACAAATGGCGGCAGAGCAACGTGCTAATGCACAAGCTTTGAGTGACGCATATGTTAAAACTCAAAAAGCTCCTGAGGCCGGTTCAGGTGCTGAGATGATTGAACAGATAACACAACAACAAATGGGTGGTTAATGGATATAATTGATAAAGTGACCTACGACTTTAGGTGGGACAGCGAGAAGGATTTATCAGAAGAAACAAGACGGGCGTTTGTTGAGGTCTTTGACCCATCAGACGATAACGCTTGTTTGGTGGCTAGGTTTCTTGTTCAGCTTTGCAAGTGGGAAGATAAGATATTGCTGAGTACAACGACCCCATTATTGAATCTAAGATGAACTCTCTGCGGAGCGTGATTCTATCTATTAAAAAACAACTCAATATGAAAACACTAGAGGAGGTTGAGTATGAGTGAAGAAGTAACAACAGAAGCAACAGAAGCAGTTGAAGCAACAGAGGTAGTTGAAACAGCAACAGAAGAAACTACAAACACACAGCCAGAGTCATTTGTAGGCTCTATGCTAAGCCAGATTGAAGATGAAGACATTAAAGATGCTGGCTTTTGGAAGAACTTGGAGGGCAAAGATGCTACAGAAGTTGGAAAATATATTAAAGAGCTTCAGAGTTTCGCTGGTAAAAAGGGTGATATTCCTAAGTCTGACGCTACAGAAGAAGAGTGGGCTGAGTTTTATGGTAAACTTGGTCGTCCTGAAAGTACTGAAGGATATGACTTTACGGTTGGTGACGAGTTTAGGGAACTTGTTGGTGAAGATTCGGCTCCGTTCTTTGAAAAGGCGGTTGAGGGATTTAAAGACCAAGCATTTGCAATGGGAGCCAGCGCAGAAAAAGCTGAAGAGCTTGTGGACTGGTATCTTGGAATGGTGGCATCAGAGCTAGAAGAATCAAACGCCGCAATGAAAGAAGCTGAGGCTCAGATGGATAAAGAGCTTCGGGGTGAGTGGGGTGATGGATACGATGGTATGATGAACGGTATTGTATCTATGCTCAAAGCTAATGGTATGCCGGAAGAAAACTTGGAGTTTGCTATGAGTACCGGGCTGCTCCGTGACCCCGCACTAGCTACTACATTGGGCAAAATTGCTACACGCTTCCAAGATGATCCTGAGATTGGGCATCACCAGACAAGCACGATGGCAGGGATAACAGATCAGTTGTTTGATGTTGAAAGAGAAATCAAAGATTACATCAAAAGAGGCGAGAAGATTCCTGCTCACATTCTGGAGAAACGAAACACTCTAGGTGAGAAGCAATTTAGATTAAAAGAAAATAGCTAAAAAGACTTGACATAAAGTTAAGTTATGTTATTTATTATCGCAACAAGGGTGGATAATCGCAAGACCCACCCAAGTTGCCGTCCATCCAGACGTTAAATGGTAGGCAAGACCTCCTTGTGGAGATAATCAGAGCCGATTAGTTGTGTTAATTAATTGAGCCAAAACTTAAAACAAGGAGATTATTATGGCTTTTTTGAATGGAATTGATACTGCGTTTGTAAACCAGTATGGCAAGACTCTTGATCTTGTAGCTGAAACAAAGGGCGGTAAGTTTACTGGTATGTCTCTTGAAGACACCGTTGTTGGTGAAGATGCATACTACGATCAGTTGGGTTCTGTATTCGCTACAGCAGTAGTTGATTCAGGATCAGATACAGATTCACCTAGCGATAGCATTTCACACCTGCGCCGCAAGCTGGATTTGACTAACTATGAAGTTGGTTTGTTGCTTGACCGTTTCGACAAGGTTCAGACACTTATCAACCCTGAGTCTGAGTATGTTATGCGTCAGGTTTCTTCTTTGATGCGTAAGAAGGACATTGAGTTCATCAAGGGTGCATTGGGTACTGCTTCTACAGGCAAGTCTGGTGGCGGTTCTGCTGACTTAGCTGCCGGCAACAAAATCTTGCAAGCCAACGCAGGTCTTACAATCGACAAGATTCGTGAAGCCCGCGCTATCCTGCAGAAGAATGGCGTTGACCTAGACGACCCACTGAACGAAGCATACTTGGCAGTTACTCCTACACAGATCGAAGATTTGTTGGGTGCTGAAAAGGCTACATCTGCTGACTTTATGAATGTTAAAGCATTGGTTTCTGGTGCTATCGACACATTCTATGGTTTCAAGATTGTTGTTTCTAACTTGCTTCCTTTCGTTGCTACAGACAGCAATACTGCTAACCTGACTTGGTCTGCATCTGACGTTCCTTCAGTATCTTCTACTGACGACAACGTTCGTGCTAACTTCGCTTGGGTTAAGTCTGGCATCCGTACAGGTGTTGGAATCAACATCGAAACTGATGTTGCGAAACGTGCTGACAAGCGCTTCAACTACTACGCTTACTCTGCAATGCGTTGCGGGTCTGTTCGTATGGAAGAAGATAAGGTTGTTCAGATTCAAGTTTCTGAAGCATAATTAAACTTGGGGGCTTTCGGCAACCTTCTCTGTCGATGTAAGCCCCCCATTTTATTTTTTTGGAGGTAGTATGACCAAGGTAGAAATCTGTAATCACGCACTGCTCAAGATTGGAGCGGATACCATTGCCTCCCTCGACATAAATCAAAACGACCAAGAGGCGGTTGTTCAGAGTGCAAAGCTCTGTAATATCTTTTTTAACCAAGCGTTATCTGAAGTTCTTAGAACATACCGCTGGAATAGTGCATTAAAACGTGCAGAACTTGTGCGGCTCACAGAGGAACCCGCATTTAAGTTTGAATACAAATACCAACTACCCAACGACTGCATACGAGTTATTAATGTGTACGACCAGAAGGAAGGCTACGACGATAGAACAGAATGGGTCGTAGAAGGGCGCACAATCCTCTGTGACTACGAAACTGTCTACCTATGCTATGTACACCTACCTGAAGATGTAAACACGTTAGACGCGTTTCTGACGCAAGCCGTGGTGCAGAATTTGGCCATCAAGCTAGCTGTTCCTATGCAGCTGGATCAAGTAATGCAAAACAATTTAATTTCTGAATACAACAACGTAATACTTCCACAAGCCCGTAGCGTTGATACGTTAGAGAATAAGTATTGGGAGATGGAAGAGAGCGACTTTATACTTTCACGCTATAACCAATCCCCAATAATATAATGGCTATTAATTACACACAAGCGTTCAATGCGGGTGAAATATCCCGAAAGATGGATGGTCGTAGCGACCTAGAAGTTTATAAGACTGGTTGTCGTGATCTTGACAACTTTCTTGTATTGCCACAAGGCGGCGTTGAGCGTCGAGCAGGCACAGAGTTCATACAGTTTACTGGAACTGATGGTACTAATCCAGCCCGTATGATTGAGTTTGATTTTTCCAGCGACATTCGTTTTGTTATAGAACTAGGCACTGACTACGCTAAAGTGCATTATGAAGATGATAGTGGAACTAATTTTGCTGTTGATGTAACAACAACAGATAACATTAACTACACAACTACAGAGCTAAGGCAGATTCAGTTTAACCGCAAGTACGATACATTGATTCTCACCTGCCCCACAAAAGAAACAATGATTCTTACTAGGGATACAATTACCCCTACGTTTTCTATTAAGAATATTACTTTTGCTTATCCCCCATTGCAAGAAGTAAACATTACCTCAACAACCATTGACCCATCTTTACCTAGCCCAAATGTTTACACGGGAACAACCACGCTAGCAGCTAGTGGAGCAATATTTCACGAAGGTCACGAAGATTCTCATTGGGCTATCGATCATATTCGTGCGGCAGACAAAAAAGAAATAACACTAAGTTCAAACGGAACAGCGCAAAGTGATCCATTAGACGTTAGCTTTTCTAATTGGTCTTTTGAAACAGATGAAACTTGGAAAGGTTCTGTTGT